CCAGTCAAATAGTTCAGACTGATGTTTTGATTTACCTCCGCACCAACATCGTTGGGATTGCCGGCGGAGGTAGACCAAAAGAAATCGACACCGGCCGCCGCGTTGTCCACCAGCGCCACGATGAATACCGTCATCCCGGTGCCGTCGTGCAGGAAGGTGAAGTCGGCCAGCGCGCCGGACCAAAACAGGTTGTCATCACTGCCGTCGAATGCAATGGCGTCCTGACCGCCTAACGTCGTCATCGTCGGCTGTCGCGCTGAGTTCGATTGCGCGAGCAGCCCAGAGAGCCCGCCTTGGTTTGTCCAGCCAACGACCTTGCCACCCGAGACGGTCACGCCCATATCAGCGCGCCACCATCCTTGGCAGCCGGAAATGCTCAGCGGCACAGGCAGCGAGACTGCGGGGTAGCGGGCGGCAAGATACGCCTCGACCTGCCCCGCCTCAGCGTCTGACAGGTAACGGTCATAGATGACGACCTCGGGAATGGTGCCGAGCAGCGGCGCCCCGCCTCCGTCGCGCGAGTTTCCGAGGCATAGTGCATAAGTGGGCGCCGCACCGGATGGCGCTGCCGCAGTCGTGGCGGTTGCCTTCTGCACACCATCGATCCGCATGTCGTATTCGGGCGCCTTAGCCTCATCATAGCGCACCGTCGAAATGTGACCGGCGCCCTTGGGCCATGAAGCCACCGGCGCTATAGCGGCGGATAACCATACACCAGTGCCATTGGCACCCCGCCCAATTGGTCTGGTATTTGTAGTGTTGTGCTGTAGCTCTTCGCCAATGCGAGTTGCAAGCGCGCTCGATGTTGACCACAGATAATTGGAAGCGCCGGCAGCATTGTCCACAAGTGCCACGATGAAAACCGACATACCGGTGCCGTCATGCAGGAAGGTGAAGTCGCCTTTCGCGCCAGACCAAAACAGGTTGTCGCCGGTGCCGTCGAAGCGAATTGAATGCTGCCCGCTGTAGGCGGCTTCATTCATGGCGGGCTGGCGGGCGGCCACGGCCTGCGCGACGTTGCCGCCGAGCAAGCCCTGATTCGCCCACGCGCTGACAGCGCCGCCGTTCAGGGTGATCCCCATGTCGGCGCGCAGCCAGAGCTGGCAGCCGGAAAGACTCGTCGGCTTAAAACCGAACAGCCCCTTGGCCATGAGGCCCAAGCCGACGCCGAATCGTGGACTCACAGGTAGGCCGTGACCGGGAAGGCCGTCGTCCCGGTGTCGAGGATCTTCTTTGCGAACACGTCGTGGTGCTCGCCCTGCTCGCAGGGCAGCACGTCCTGGTGCGCCGTGCCGGTCAGCAGCGCCGCCTCGTACTCGACGGCGATGTCACCGTTGGCACCACCACGCACCTGGCGAGCAGGGTCGTCGAACACCACGTCAGTCACCCCGAACTCGAAGCTGCCAAGCGCGTCGTTCTGCGCGGGCACATCGATCTGACTCACCGTCATGGCGCCGGCGTCGCTGCCGTCGGCCAAGGTGAACTCCACGGTCTCGCCGCCGTTGGCGTTGGTCAGGGTGGCGGTGAGGGTGCGCGAGTTGCCGAATTGGTCGGTGCAGGTCGCAGTGATGGCATCGGTGATGTTGTACGTCCCGGCATGCACGGCGGTGGTGACGCTCAGCCGGTGCATCTTGGTCTTCGCCGGCCCGGGATTGGCGAAGGTGCCGTCGAGCGTGGCGCCGCTGTAGCTCTTGACGACGGCCGCGGTGGCCACCGAAAGCTTGATGGCGTCCACATCGTCGATGTCGGCGTACTTGAGCGTCCCCCATGCGGGGTAGAGCCGGGAAGCGTGGGCCATGCTCATGATCAGAAGACTCCGAAGCCGGTCGGCTTGTTGAAGATCACGTTGTCGTCCGGCTCGGTGTCGTCCGGGTCGCCGGATCGCACATCCCCGCCGCGGTTCGCCGGCGGCTCAGGCGCCCCCACGATATCGAGCCGGGTGAGCCCTCGACGGAGGTCGACGAGATCCTGGCGGGCGCGGTCGAGCAGCTTGTCGCCGTCGGCGCGCACGTACTCGGGGTGCCGGTCCCAGAGGTAGGCCACCGCCACGTCGAGGCAGAGGCGCTTGACCTCGTTCGGCGCCGCCACCCCGAGGGCGCGGATGGCGGCGAGGTCGTAGGCCACGCGAAGGAAGCCCTCCACGTAGCTCTCGGCGTCGGCGATGACCCGCGCGAGCGGGGTCGCGTCCGGCGTGCCGTCCACGTCGTCGTCGAGGATCTGACGCACCGACTCGGCGCCGATGCGATCTTCGAGGTCAGACTGGACGATGTAGGTCACGGCAGCACGGGCCCGAGCGGCGTCAGGCCAGCGCCCAGCGCCGTTTGGGTGTCATCGGGGGAAAGCGAGACGCCACAGCCTGGCCGGATGGACGCCGGCGTGCCGTCGGCACACCGAAACTCCACCAGCCGCCCGGTCGCGTTCCGCCACCGGTGCCACTGCTCGGGGTCGACCGGCGACTCCGGCTCCGCGGGCGGATCCGGCTCGGCCGGGGGCTGGGCTGCGGGCTCCGGCTCCGGCTCCGCGGGCGGGGGCTCAGGCTCGGGCTCTGCCCGGACGACGACCTTGGGGGCATCGTCGCCCGGGCGCGAGCGCCTCGAAGCGCTGCTGCTGCGCTTTCGCGAGCTGCTCATCAGTTGATCGGGGTCGTGGTGAGGTAGCCGGTCGCGGACGCCACGATCTTGTGGCACTCCAGCACGGACACCTGAGCGGTGTAGCCGCCACCGTGGCCCTTGAGCGCGTCGTACTCCACCGTGGTGAGCGGCGAGCCCTTGCGCAGCGTGTAGCCGAAGACGGCGTTGCGGCGGCTCACGCGCTGAGCGACACGCAGGATGCCGAAGACGTCGCTCCAGATCCGCGAGTAGGTCGCCGAGGCCGCCTCGTTGGCGGTTTCCTTGCGGGCCTTGCCGACCAGCAGCCGGTCGAAGCCGAGCAGGCTGGCGATCATCGCCGGCGTCGCGAGCCCGGGGCTCGATCCGTTGTACTTGAACAGATCGAGGATGCTCGGGTTGCGGCTCAGCACGTTGTAGACCGCGAGCGAGGTGTAGCCCACCAGATCGCTGGCACCGCGTCCCAACCAGATCCCCGCGAGCATCGTCTGGATGTCCGCGATGGGGTTGCCGCCGCCGGCGGTGTCCCAGCGGTTCGCCGCGGCGATGGCCTGCGTGTTGGCCCCGAAGTTGCCGCTCGTGGTGAGCACCGTCGCGATGCGGAGCTCACGCCGGAACGCGAGGCCCTCGTTGATCGCGTCGGTGGCATCCACCATCTCGTCGAGCGGCGCGTCCTGGTTGGCCAGGGTGCGAGCTGCGACGAAGTTGCTGTACCCGTAGGGCAGGCAGGTGTAGCTGTCGGTCGAGCGCGTCTCCTGGATCTCGGTCGCTTGACCGCGGTCGCCGAGGGTGTCGTCGGGGTACTCCAACCGCTCGCGCTGCGGGTAGATGTAGTACGTGTCCGACTCCTTGCCCACCGGCAGGACGGGCATGAGCTGCTCGCCGATGTACGCTTCGTTGGCGTACTGGACGCTCATGTTGCTCAGCGTCGCGTTCTGGTGAACGCTGCTCGGCGACACCGCCTTGAGCTGCGCGTTGGCCTCCGACCACGCGGCCTGCACCGCGGGGTTCGTCGACTGGCGCATGGCGTCCACCGTCGCGAGGTACTTCTGGTATCGCTCGGCCGGCGGAGAGCCGTAGGAGGCGCGCTGCATGGCCACGACGGCGTTGTGACTGCCATCATAGCTGCTCGCGAGCCGCTCGAGGTACTTGGCCTGCTCGGCGCTGAGTTGAACGGTCTTCGGATGCTGGACTTGCGCACTCATCATGCACTCCCTCGGTTGCTCGGCGCGAGCATCATGCCGACGATGTTGGTCGCAACACCGCTCTGCATGAAGATGCCGTAGATTTGGTTGTCGGTCGCACCACTGCTGTCGTGCGCCGGCGCGTCGATCAGGCCATCCGCTGCCAGGATGGCTTTCTTGCCGCGGGTGGCGTTGCCGGTGCCGACCACGACGGCCACGACGGGGCCGAACAGGGCCACCTGGCAGCGCGCGCCGGCCGCCGCCGTCTCGAGCGCGATGCCGATGGCGAGGTCGGAGCCCGCGCCGGCGGTTCCGATGGTGGTGTCAGCGCCGCTCAGGAGCACCGCACGCCCCAGCGTGGCGCTCTGGCCCGCTGCGACGGTGTACTCCTTGATGTGCGCGAACTCGAACTTGCGTAGTGCAGTGCTCATGTCGTGCTCCTGTCAGATGGCCCGCTGAACGAGCTCATCGAAGCTGTGACCGCCGATCTCGTCGGCCGTCGAAACGGGGGTGGTGGGCGGAGGCTCGGGCAGCCGGCTGCCGTCCTGGAGGATGCCGAGGTCGGCGCGGCTGCCGAGCGCCTTCATCTGCTCGGCGAACAGATCGGGGCTCAGCTCGGCGAGCTTGATCAGGCCCGGCTTCTCCGCCGGGGTGATCTTCTTGCCGACGAGCGCGTCGATCTGACGCTCGACGTTCTGGCGCACCGCTGCGTCCGCGCGCGCCTTCTGCTCGTCGAGCGCCTTGGTCGCCTCGGCGAGCTTCGCGACTGCCGCGTCGCGCTCGCCCTCGATCTTTGCGATCTTCACACGAGCCTCTTCGAGATCCTTTCGGACCTTCTCGGCTTCCTTCTCATCCATGACTTGCTCCTTTCCGCCACCGGCGGACTCTTCCTGCTCCCGCGGTGGGGTCAGGGTGACATTCTTAGCCTCGTCCTCGGGCTCACTCCCCTTCGTCGCCAGCGCCTTGCAGCGCGCCAGCGCCTCGGGGTTCGATGGAACCGGCGTCACGCTCGTCTCGAGCAGCAGGTTCTTGCTGAACACGTAGATGTCCTTGCTGTCGCGCATCTCGCGCCGCACATCTCCGGGCAGAAACCCGACGCTGACAGCTCGCAGCGTCTCCTCTACCACGCTCTGGTAGACCTGCTCGGCGAGCGGGTTCGCCTTCTCGCTGGCGAACACGATGTCCATCTGAAGCCGGCCGTCGACCACCCCCACGTTCTCCGCCTTGCCGATGGGCAGCTCGCGGCTCTTGTGGGCGAACAGGATCACCGGGTTGTTGAGAAAGTCGTCGAGAACCCAATCCTGCTCGATGATGTCGCCGTCGCGGTCGATGGTGTCGGTCGACGCGACGAAGGTGCGCCTGCGCTCAGCTTTCTGAGCCTCCGTCGCCTTCCTGATCTGAAGGCTCTTGGTCAGCATCTCCGCTGCCGCCGTCGTCGCTTCCTTCTGCTTCATTCGATTCGCCCTCGTAGATCACGTTGTTCGGCACGAAGTCGCCTTCCTCGGCCTGGAGCACCTCTTTGCCGAGCAGCAGCTCGTCGCCAGGCTCCGGGTCGGGCGCTCCGATCTTGTCCCGCACCCACTCCTGCTTGAGCTTCGAGCCCGCTCGGACGAGCCCCTCGACCGCCCGGCTGAACGCCCCAACGTCCACGGCGTCGTCGGTCGCAAACGCGAACTTGGGAAGCGGCGTACCCGCCCCGAAGTTGAGCCGCACGAGCGGCTCGATGAGGTCGCGGATGAACGCCGCTGCCACGCCGAGCGCATCGACCTCCCGCAGGTCCTTCCGCACCCGGTCGTGAACTTCGCCGAGGCTGCGCGCCCCCCGCTCGCCGGGCTCGACCGTCAAGGTCTGGCCGAGCACACATTTGCTCATCTCGTGGCCCAGCAGCTCGATGAGCGTCGCGTGGTCGGGTTTGCCGCCCCGGCCGCGCTCCGGCCACTGCACCTCGATGGTTGCCCGGTCGCTGAACACCCCGACGCCCTGCGACGACAGGTTCTCGAGCGCCGTGTAGAGGTCATCGATGTCCTTGTCCGAGGCGTCGGGCTTGTACTTGCCCATCCGCCACGGCTTCCACGCGAGCTCCGCCAGCCGCAGCCAGTCCGTCAGGGTCCAGTTGCGGAAGAGCGCCGCCCAGACGAGCACGCGGATGAGCCCCTCGCGGGCCGCCACGTCGCCGGTCACCCGGGGCTGGTACTGAATGAAGGCATCCGGCCACACCCGGTGAAGCTGCTCGCCTACCCCGGTGGGCACGCCGCTGTTCTGGTCATGGAAGATCAGAACCCCGTCCTCCGAGGAGAAGTTGAACCGGCGCGCGCTCACGTTGCGGAAGCCGAGGGGGACGACCCAACCGCCCACGCGCTGCCAATCGATCTCGCTGACGGCGTAGGAGTAGAAGACCGCGCCCGACAGGTGGGCGATCATGTCGCCGAAGCCAACCGTGTCGTCGCCGTTGCCGATGGCCGCGCCGATGGCTGTCCGCACGAAGTCGGCCACCAGCACGTTGTCAGCGTCACTGTCGAAGGGCTCGATGACGCGCTTGAGACCCACCAGAGCCGCCTCGCGCGTCCCCAAGAGGCTCTGAAGGTGGCCGTCCTTCTGGCGCGACTCGTTTCCGAGATCCACCAGGCGGTGCAGGTTGCCAACATCCGCCTCGCGGATGATCGCGCTCACCGTGGTGGGCGTCAGCGCTCCGCCGATGCGCGTGAACTGGTTGACCAGCTCGAGCGGGGCCAGGCGGCTCGAAGAGCGCACCACCCCGGGCGGGCGCCCTCTACGCGCAGCCATGCTAGCTCGTCATCACCTTGCCGGTGTACTCGAGCCAGGCGGCTTCCACCACCACGTCGTCGGTGCCGAGCTTGCCCGCCTTCGGCTTGAAGCTGAACGTGAGCGCGCTCGGGCTGTCCGGCACGTCCGATGCGGCGATGGTGAGGACCACCTCCTGCACCGTCTTCGCCGCCGCGTCGCCGGTCATCGCCCCCGAGTCGCCGCCGGCGTCCACGTCCGCGTCGTGAAGCGCTCCCACGGTCTGGAAGAACACCTCGCAGGTGAACGGGCAGGTGTCCGCCAGGGTCGCGCCCGTCTTGCTTGCGAGAATGTGGACCTCCACCGGCTGACTCGAATCGAGATCCTGCGGCATCGGCACCGACAGGTACTCCGCCGCCGGCGTGGCGTGGTTGTTCCACCTCACGCCGAACGCCTTGCTGTTCACCAGCGCCAGGCCCGGGGTCGTGCTCGCACCATCGGCGAACGCCACGAGCGGCGTGCCGGCAGCGAGCGCGCCCGCCGTGATCGGAAGCGGCCAGGTCTTCTGTGCGCTCTGCACGTGCGCCAGCAGCTTGCGCCCAAGAGTTTCGCCGAAGTTGTAGCTCATGATCAGAAACCTCGATTTGCTTCACCGAATCGGTACGAGCCGGCGGCTCTGCCAAGGCGGCTCGCTGCCGCCGTATCTCGTGTGTAGACCAAGCGCGGACTGCACCTGAATACGGCCAGCGCCAACGCATCAGCGCGGTCAGGGCTGCGCCCGATCCGCTTCTTGATCGATTTCTTGTCCTCGACCTGCCGCCGACCCTTCACGTCGAAGAAGTACTTTGGGGCGAGCAGGTCGCTCTCGAGCTTGTGGTCGCGGGGGATGCTGCCTCCGGCACAAAGCCACTCGGCCACCCCAAACCAGAGCTGGCTGCGCACGTTGCGCATGTCGCGCGGGTCGTCCGCTTCCTCGCTGGCATCCACGCCCACGGCGCGCATCCGGTCGCTCTGCCGCAGGATGCTCAGCACCCCGAGGCCCACGCCGCAAGCGTCGATGTTCACCACCGGATGTGGCTCGCCAGCGATGTAGTGCCGATCCACCGTCTTGCTCACCAGCGCCGCCACATGCTCCTCGTCGAGCTTGCTGGCGGTCACGATCTCCACCACCCGCTGGCCACGCACGACAGCGATGACCGTCTCGTCATCCCCGAAGCGCGCCACGTCGACGCCGAGCTTGAGCTCGCCACCCGCCTCGCCCTCGCCGTTGTCCCACCGGTCCTGCGCCGCCGACACCGAGGCCAACGGCACCACGTTCATCTCCGATGAGTCGGCAAAGTTGCCCTCCACGCGCACCTGGTAGCGCGGATCGTTCTCGCCCCAGCCCGCGAGCTTCTCCTCGCACCAGCTCGTCGTCGCGAGCCCAGGGGCGTGCAGCTTGCTCCGCGCCGCCTCCCACGAGGAGATGTGCAGCGTGTGCCACGAGCCGCCCTCATGCGTGAAGGCGTCCTTGAACGTCCCCACCGGCTGCGTCGGGTTGCCCAACATCAGCACCCACGCCCCGCCAGCCAGGTTGCCCTCGATGGCCTCGAAGATGTCCTCCGCCACCCCGCTGGCCTCGTCCACGATGAACAGCATGTTGGCGCCGGAGAACCCGGCCATCCGCTCGCTCTCCTTCGTCGATAGCCCGACGATCTCTTTCGTCCCGTCCGCACTGCGCATCCCGATCCCAGGAAGGTCGGGCACGTGAGGGAAGGGAATGCGGGCGGCGGCCGTGCGAATGCGCAGCTCGCGCCAGAAGATGTTGCGGATCTGCGGGTTCGTCGTCGCCGTCACGATCACGCGCGCCATCTGGAACGTGTGGTAGAACCACAGCGCGATCATCACCGCGCTCGCGCTCTTGCCCGTCTTGTGACCACTGCGGCACGCCACGCGGTGGTGCTCCGCGATGGCTCGCNGAAGCTCCGCCTGCCGCTCCCACGGCCGGATGCCGAGCGCCTCGACGGCGAACTCGACCGGATCAGTTGAGCTGAGCTGCCGGCCCCGCCGCCTCGCCCTCCACCCCTGCGCCACGCTCATCGCCGTCGGCGCACGCGAGCGCGTCGAGGACTTGATCGAACGTCCGCGCCGGGAGGATCCTTTCGAGTACACCAAACACCCGCTCCAGCTCGCGGGTAACGTCGAGCTGCACCCGCTGTGAGTACGTCTCGGGCCGCGTGCGCTCGAGCAACCACGCCTTCGCCCGCCAATCCGGCGACTCGCCAATGTTCGCCACCACGCGCCGCCTCCCCCTCGCGCCTCCGCTTCCTCCCAGCCCTGCAATACCGACACGTACGGCTCGCGCCCCACCCCCCCAAGCCTCATCATCGCCTGGTACTGCCGCCGCCCTACCCCACTCGCGCGCAATGCCCGCGGCCTCGGCACCCCCTGCCGCAACGCTTCCTCGATGCAGCGGAGCTGCTCAGGGATCAGGATCGGTCCTTCGTCGTCGCGCGACATGCCACCTCTACTCTTAGAGGTGTGCCACAGTGGGCCAGAATGGGCTAGCGCGGGCTGCCAATGTGGCGCTCAGTGGCACTCAGTGGCACAATTTTGGCGCAGTGAGCGGAGCTCAGCGCGGACGCAGGCGAGCTCGGCCTCGACCCATTCAACGGTGTCATGCAAGACAGCCTGGTAGTAGCCGCCCTCGTCGACGAGCTCGCTGAAGTGCCGCCGGAGGGCAGCGAGGGTGAGGAGGTAGCAGCCACCGGGGCGGGCCTGGATCATGATGGGGTGGCCAAGCTCGAGCTCGCGGCGGCGCACGAGCCGGAACAGGCGCCGGGCGGCGGCCCGGTCGTCGCCGAAGCCGAAGAGCGTGGCGGCCTGCCGGAGCGTGAGCGGGCGGCTCGGCTTCGGGGCCAGCACGGTGCGGGGGCGGCTCACGCCACCTCGCAGGGGTAGAACGGCTCGCTCTGGATGAGCCATCGCTGCACCTTGCCACGGGCGCGGCCGAGCCGGCCCTTGGGCCGGTAGGCGATGAGGAAGGCGCGGTGGGCGGTGGCCACCAGCACGTTCGCGCGGCGCACGAACTCCGGCTGGTCCTTCCGCGGCAGCCCGAGCCGGATGGCCTTCTCGATGAGGTGCGAGGTCAACGAATACCGGCTCAGCTCGTTCGGGCTCACGCGCTGCCCGTCGTAGCAGCACTCGAGCACGCCGCGGAGCATCGGGGAGAGCTGCCGCAGCGCCTCGGCGATGCGCTTCTGCCGTCGCGCCGCGTGACACTGCCGCGGCGTCGGCCACCGCTGCTCCGCCTCACCATGCGGCATCCCATCCGGCCAGCTCGCACGCATCCCCAGCTCCGCCGCGCTGTCGCAGTAGTACCAGAGCAGGTCGTCGTTCACAGAAGGAAGATAGCCGACGAAGGGCGGGGAGGGCAAGGGGGGGGAGAGCGGGAAGGGAAAGAAAGGGCGGCCAGCGCGACCGCCCCTGGCACTTTGTGAGCGCCAAGAAGAAGGTAAGACAAGAAGAGGGGGCTGTCAAGGTTGCAAGGGGTCAAGGGGCGGAGTAGGGGGAGATTTCGGAGGGCAGATGCGGCGCTCGAGCTCGCGCCACTCCGAAAAAGTGACCCTCCGTAACGTGACCCCCGCCGTGTCCAGGGCCACTCGAGCGCCGTGCGGCGCACTAGCGCGCCGCCCCTGCCCGCCCCCGCCGCCCTATGCCCGTGCCCGTGCTCGACAGCCCCGCTGCCCCGCTCGGCAGGCGCTCGCCAGCGGAGCCCCGATGCCAGGCGGTGGCCGTGGCCTAT